GCGTTCCAGACGGCCGCAGCAATGCCGGTCGGCGTCAGTTCCTCGGTCTGCAGGGTGCTGCCGGTCATGTAGCCGATGCCCATGATCTCGGCGCTGCCGTCGACTGTGATTGTGGCCGTGCCGGTCAGCGAGGCGATGGCGCCCAGGGCAGCGGCGCCGTCGATGGTGATGGTGGTTTGGCCGGTGCTGTTCAGCGTGGCGACGATGGCGGCGCTGCCGTCGACGCTGATAGTGGCGGTGCCTGTGGCGCCGACGATCAGGCCGCCGATGGCGCTGCCGTCGATGGCAATCGTGGCCACTCCGGCGGCCGGGTAGCCCAACTCGCCATCCGCAGCGCCGTTGACCGCGATGTCGGTACGACGGTAGCTGCCGATTCCGCCGCCCTTGACCGGCATCACCCATGCCTGCGGGTGACGGCGCCCGGACGGGATGCCGCTGGTGTTGGCGATGCTGGCGCCGCCGACAACGGTGGCTTCGCCGATGTTGAAGCCGAGCGCCAGGGCGGCGGTGGCGAACTTGTTGCGATCGACGGCCAGCGCCGAATTGGCGCCGGAGTAGCGGTAGGGGCCGCCACCCGCACGGACGCCGGTGCAGATCAGCATTTAGCCACCCCAGCCCACATCGAGGGCGAAGTTGAACGGCGAGTTGTTGGTGGTCGCGCCGGCACTGAACAGCATCCATGCCAGGCAGGCGCCGTCGGCGATCTTTGGCAGGCTGTTGATCTGGTTGACCAGGTCGCGTTCCGACCACATGCCGGAGACGGGAATGCTGATGTCGGCCAGCGGCTTGACCAGGCAGATGGCGAGGACGCCGGAGCCGGTGTAGGCGGTGCCGCCGGACAGCGTGATCGACTGGATGCTGCGCACGCCGGTATCGCCTCCCTGCAGCGGCAGGAATGGCCCATAGCGGCCGGCGGCGTTGCCGGAGTGGATGACGCGGGTGGCGTAGGCGTCGGCTGCGGCGCCGCAGGACGGCGCCCCCTGGAAGGCGCGCGACGCGGTACCGGCAGCATTGGTGAAGCTGGAAGCGGAGACGTTCGGGCCGCCGGCCGTCGGCGCGGTGACCGCGACGATGCATGCCTGCACGCCGTCGCCGTTGCCGTAACGGTGCGTCGGGGTGCCGGTCAGGGTGCGGGCGCCGGTGCCGGTGACATCGGCGCCGGAGAGCTTGTAGTAGCCGATCAGGTCGACCAGCTTGGCCTGCCACGGTGCGCCGGCAGCGGCGACCAGGTTGGCACTGATCGACAGCAGGTGCTTGGTGGCCGCGCCGCCGGGGTTGCCGCCGTGCTGCAGGCCGATGATGGTGGTGCCGTCGCCGGTGGATTCGCTGCATTGCTGCCAGGCCAGCGACGCGCCGGGGAAGGTGCCGGCGTTCGGCATGCCGCCGTTGCCGACGAGAAGGTTCCAACCGCCGGCGGTATGCGCCGGGCTGGTGATCTTGCTGCCTTCGGCGCGCAGGTATTTGCCTGCGGAAAGCTGGGTCAGCAGGTCGTCGTGCGAGGTGAATCCCATGTCATTTGCTCCAGGCGAATTTGCAGAATCCGGCGAAGATGCCGGCGGCAACGCTGCCGGTGCAGTTGCCGATGAAGTTGATGTAGTCGTCGTCGTAGATGCGCGGCGCGCCGGGGTGCGCCTGGACGAAGTTCTTCTCGTCCGGGGTGTTGATTTGTCTGGTGGCGATGTCGGCCAGCGGATCGACGAGGACGAAGGCGAAAAGGCCGCCGGAGGGCGCGACGAAGGTGACGCTGGTGAGGTAGTCGACGCCTTCGTCTCCACTGGCCAGCATGGCGAACGGCATGCCGCCCGCCGTGACTGCCGGGTCGCCGGTGGCGATGCTGGCGATATTGACGACGGCGGTATTGAGCGCGATGACCGGCGAGGTTTTCTCGACGCCGTTGCGCATGTAATTGAAGGTGAGCGAGCCGCCGCCGGCCGTCGGCGCCACGGCAACGATCATCACCTTCCAGCCTTGCGGCGGCGGGTTCAGCGGCGCGACATCGTTGGTCAGGTCCTGCTGGTCGAGCGAGTCGCCGTCGATGAACGGGTAGTAGAGCCCGTAGCGCAGCGCCTTGAGCCGGCCGACACAGTTGGCCGTGGGCGTGACGACGTTCCAGTCGGTCAGGTGCATGGTGCTCGGCGCCTTGTCGTCGCCGTGGAAGATGCCGCGCATGCCTTCGAGGCGGGCGGCTTCCAGCGGGCTGGCGGCGTAATACTGCGGCAGCGGGTTGCCGGCGGCCATCGACAGGTCGAACCAGCCGAGCGCCGTCGATGCCTGCGACGGCACCTTGCGGAAGCTGCAGAAGTGGGTGCGGCCGTCCTGTTCAGCCAGGGCGAGATCGCGGGCGCCGTTGAAGCCCATGCTTTACTCGGCGTTCACCGTCATGCCGCCGGCTTCGATCTGCGGGCGGATGTTCAGAGAAATCGGCAGGTCGTCATTGAGCGGGATGATCAGGGCCATGTTGATGGCGCCAGAGGCGGTGTCGCACCACACGGCATGCGTGGCCGTCTGCGTGGCGCCGGCATCTGTGCGCTTGCCCCATTGCAGCAGGTTGGCATTGGTGCGCGTGTTGCCGCTTCCACTCCATGCGGTGGCCTTGGTCTGCGCGATGCGGGCGTAGCCGGTGTAGGTGCACTCGTTGGCCAGCGGGTTCGCCTCATCCACCGAGGCGCCGGTCACGAGGGCGAGATAGCCAGTGGCGCCGGCGCGCCAGGCGGGGTCGGTTCCCTCGAGGACAACGTCGAGGACATCGGATTCGGAGGCGTTGGAGAGGGACATGATTTATTCCTTAGCCTTGCGGCGCGTGGTTTTGGGCGGTTTCGGGGCGTCGACCGTGGCGGCCGGGATTGCCCAGCCTTCTTCAATGGCGACGCGGATCAGCCCGTCGTCTTCGGCGTCGATGATCTGGCCGGCCTCGTACTGCTCGAGGTGCACGCCGTCGCACGAGTACGAGAAGGCTTGAAGTGCCTTGAGTTGCATGCTGTGCCTCAATGAAAAACGGCCCCCGGAGGGGCCGTCTCATGGCTGATCGGTTCGATCAGGACGCGGCGATCTTGAGCAGCTTGATCGCCTGGGTGTTGCGCAGCTTGCCGCCGACGCGCTTGCGCACGTAGAACTTGACGAAGCCCGGCGCCGTGATCTCGTCACGGGTGATGCGCATGCCGACGCGGTCGGCGATCAGGTAGCCTTCCTTGAAGTCGCCGAAGGCGAGCGGGAAGGTGCCTGCACCAACAGCCGGCATGTCTTCGGCTTCGACGACAGGGTAGCCGGCGAACATGTCGGGCTGGCCGGCGGCGAGGCCCGGTTGCCACATGTAGGCGTTGGTCGTGGCTTCCTTGTACTTGCGCATGGCGGCCAGAACCAGCTTGCTCGTCACCCACTTGGCGTTGGCGCGGTAGCGGGCGCGCAGCGAGTAGACGATGTCGTAGAAGATATCCGGCGTGGTCGGCATGGCGGCGGCCTGGCCCGATGCGATGTACTGCAGCGTGCCGAAGGCGCGCGAGGCGTCGGTGGTGGCCACCGGGGTCGGGCCAGCCAGGAAGCCGGTGGGCTTCTTGGTGCCGTTGCCGGAAACGAAGGCGGCGCCTTCACCGGCGGCGATGGCCTCGAACACCGAGTCGATCAGCCACTGTTCGACGTTGAAGAACAGGTCGTCCAGGGACTCTTCGGTCGCCTGCGGCTTGGCGGATGCCATGCCGAAGGTGGGCGCGACTTCGGCCAGGTCGGGCGTGTTGGTCTGGTTGCGGGTATCGCCCTCGCCCAGCCATTCGAACGCGCCGCCAGCGACATCGATCAGCTCCTTGTAGTCCGAGGTACCGACAGTGCGCACGGTGGCGAGCTGGCGGATCGGGGATATGTCGACGGTCAGGCGGGCGATCTGGCTTTCGATTTGCTCGGGCAGCGCGAAACCGCCGGCAGAGCCGGTCGAGGTGATGACCTGGGCGGCGCGGGTCTCGCGGCCTTCTGCCCTGGACTTGGCTTCCAGTGCCTTGGCGGCCGAGGCGGCCTTCTGCTGGCGCTCGTTGTCGGAAGGCGCGCGCATCCAGTCAAGTAAGGCGTGGCGGTATTCGGCCGCTTCCGGCGTCTCGCCGTCATCCTTGGCATTGCCGAAGGCGCCGGGGCGGGAGAGCTTGGTCTCAACCTTCTCGAGCTTCGACTTCATTTCGCTGATGCTGTTGATGTGCTCGTCCATCTTGGCCAGCTTGGCGTCGAAATCGGCGGTGGACTTGCCGTTCTTGATCGCTTCGATGCGGGCGTCGTTGGTCTTCTTGTACTCGTCGAAGGCGTTGCCGATCTTTTCGATCGCGTCGGCAATTGACTTGATCTCCGGCGTGTCGCGCTTCTCGTAGCACGGGATTCCGCCGGCCTTGGACTGGAAGGCGGCGAAGTGGGCGGCCATCATGGCCACGATGATTTGCTTCATGGTGCGGTACTCCTTCAGGTAGAGGTCTTGATGGATTCAAGCAGGCGGTTTGCCGCTTTGATTGCCGCGGAAGTCGATTTGGCGGACTCGCTCCGCTCTTCGCCCATCCGCATGACGCGCGACACGATGGCCGTTGCGTCGGACTTGCTGAATCCGGCCTCTCGCAGGATTCTTTCAGCATCTTTCGGGGTCGCCATGTCGTCAGGCGACGCTTTCACGTTGGTCACGCGCGCCTTCTCGTTGGCCGGGAAGGTGACCAGGGAGACCTCCCAGAGGTCGATTTCGGTCAGCGTGCGGACATCGGTGTCGCGGTCATAGGCCCACTGCTTGGACATGAAGCCGATCGACAGCCCGTTGATGGCGCCGGCCTTGAGCAGCGCGTGGGCTTCCTTGCCGCGCACTGTGTCCATGACGAGCTGGCCCTTGATGTAGAGACCCTTCTCGTCTTCGACCATGTCGGTCCACACGCCGATCGGGGCGTCGGCGCTGTGCTGCCAGAGCATGGCGGGCATGGTGCCGGCGGCCTTGTGCTCGGCCAGGCTGGCAGCGAAGGCGCCCTTGGCGATGATGTCGTCGTAGTTGTCGCGCACGCCGAAGACGGAGCCATAGCCTTCGATGGTGCCGTCGTCGCCGGTAGCCTTTATCTGCAGGGAGAAGGCGCGGGTTTCGCGGCGCCCTGCCTCGGCGGATTTGCGCTCGAGCGGCCGGACGATCTTGCGTTCAGTTTGCCGGTGGTTCTTCATGGTCGGGTTCTCCTGCTTCGGTGCCGGTGGTCATGTTCATCGGCGTAAGGGGTTCGTCGAGGCCGGGCAGCGGATCCTTGCCTTCTTCGTCGCGCAGCTCGTTGCGCGTGTAAATGCCCATTTCGGCCATGTTCCGCGCCCACTGTGCGCGGTCTTTCATGCTGCCGGCCGTCAGGTAGCGGGTGTCGAACTTGGCGAACAGCGGGCCGCTGCCGTCGAGCAGCATTT